CTGATTAATTAACTCTAAATTAGTAAACTCTGCACTACCTGGTATGTTATATAGCTCTGCAGCATCTTCTTTATGTAACACCTCTATTATAGCTTTAGCGTGATCACGAGCGTGAATCCATTCACGAATGTTATCACCTTTACCATATACTGGAATGTATTGACCCTGAGCTAAAGATCTTATAACAGTTGGTATTAGTTTCTCGTTATGTTGCCTTGGTCCATAATTATTACAACACCTTGTTATAGATGCATTAACTCCGAATGTTGTAATATAAGATTGTACTAGTAGATCAGAGCTAGCTTTAGATGCTGAGTACGGGGAGCGGGGCTTAAGAGGATGCTCTTCAGTAAAGGGCTCCTCGTCTAGCTGTAAATGGCCATACACTTCATCAGTTGAGACGTGAACCATTCTAGCATGGTCCTGCTTGCATAGCTCAAGGACATTTGCTGTACCTACAACGTTACTATCAATAAACGCTAACGGGTTAGTAATGGATCTATCTACGTGCGACTCAGCAGCTAGATGTAATATATAATCTACCTTCCCTATGAACTCTGTAAAGCTCGAGCTCGATATATCTCTCACTATATGCTTTAATCTATCATCGTTCAACGGTATGTGTTTAAGATCAGAACCTACACCCATCTTATCTACGCATATGACTTCTATGTCAGCGTCTTTATCCTTAAGTAACTCTTCTATAACATACGAGCCAATAAAGCCGCATCCTCCTGTAACTAAATACGTCTTACTCATTCTCTAATAATTTTGGATTCTGTTTTATGGTTTGCAAGGTAATAAGATCCTTTATCTTTGTCGTAGACCATTCATGTGATCTAGTTGTATACACTACTTCTGGCGGCAGATCATCACCTGTAAAAGGCTTACCAATATAATCTTCTCCTAATATACGAACGTCTGGGTTAAAGAACTTAATTAAGTCTACAAGCTCATCTTCTGTTTGATACATATATACCTCATCAATATACTTGATAGCCATTAATGTCTTGTACCTCTCATAGTACGGTATGACTGGTTTATATTTTGTGTAACGAGTTGATGATGGATCCTTCTGTAAGAATACAATGAACTTATCACTATGCCTTTTAGCTTCTTCAAAGGTGTAGATATAGCCAGGATGAAGTAAATCGAAGTTACCTGCAGTAAAGCTTGTAATTATTTTACCAGGGGAATTATTCTTAATCTTATTATACAGAGGGCTTTTCATATATTAGCGCGAGTGCATCTGACTCAGTCATTGGTTCAAAATCATATTTTTCTTTAAGCTTAGTAACATCTAATGTGCAATTAGATCTGTTGGCTTTAGTATTAAGAGCAGCGAAGTCTACAAACTTCCAATTAGGGTTACCTTTATCTGCTGCTTTCATAAACTCTATAACACCAGCCGTATCTAGAGCATCTGGATTAACGAGGTGAAGTACATCATTATCACTCCTAGCTTCTTCAACATACTTCTTAATGAACCTACATAAATCTGGTATATACGTTTTAGAGTTCTTAAAATTAACTAGGTTATCATACTTACGGAGCTTTGATAAAACAGATCTTTCTGATGTAATATCATTATCAAACGGCATCCGGATCCTTATAGTTAAGCCATAATCACCAGCTGCTAATTCATATGCATGCTTTGATTTAGAGTAGAAAGATGACTCAATATCAAACAACCCATAGTTAGGCTCATCTTCCTCTAACCATTCCTTTTCATAACCTGTAAAGATACAACCAGACGAAATATGAATGTATGGAATTTGTGCTGCTTTACAGACTCTATTTACATTTACCGGCCCAAGTACATTTAGATCCCAACACTCTTTCTTTTTATCTTCTGCTTGATCAACATTAGGCCGGCCTGTAAAGCCTGAGCAGTTAATAACGTAGTCAATATTACTTTTGGATAAGAAGGCTAGTAACTTATACTGCTTATTATAATCTAGATCGTCGCGACGTAAGACTGTAACGTTATGATCGCTCTTTAAACTATTACTTAAATGAGTTCCTACGTAACCACCACCCAAGATGCAAATATTCATATATAAATATTAACATGGAACGGTAGTATAATCAACTGCTTTTCTTCTTCCATTGTTGTCTTTTCGGACCGCGTTTCTTATATTTTTTGTTCTTTATCTTCTTACACGCAGCGTGTGACGACCTACAAGCAGGGTATGAAGAGCCTTTCTTACCTGCTTTCTTTCTACCACAAGGCCCACCGGTTTTACAGTTGACCCATCCTTTAAACTTCTTACCAGTCTTCTTATCTGTCCTAGTCTTAAACCAGTCTCGTAAGTTCTCTAACAATTCTTTTTGAGTCATTTTATTTTACCGCCTCTGTTTACACATTTCTGAACATAGCCTGATGCATAAGCAGAAGGCCATACATCATATTTACGCTTAGCTTTAGCTTGACATTTAGCGCGAGTCTTAGATACCTTCTTTTCAGCATCTTCTTCAGGCACCTCTTCAGACTCAGACTTCTTTCGCTTACCACCCTTCATGTTTGCACACCAGTGATACATCTTCGCTTTCTCACCACTAGCGTTTTTTGCTTTCTTACGAAGCTCTGTCACTGAACCATTACAACTAGCCCCTGACTTCTTAACACGTCCAGGACGGCTCTTACCCTTCTTTTTACCGTCGGCAAAGTTTTCAACGTAAAATGACTTAAAATCTTTCACGTAAATATTTACTCTTCTATATAGAGTTTTTCAATATACTCTTTAATTCTTTCATAATTATACTCACCCTCAACAACGCTAAGTTCTATTTGATCTACAAAACTATTAGCTAAGAAATCCATCTCTTCATCCTCAACCTTCTCTAATGCATCTCTTACTGCATAAAGGCTATCATATAAAGCGTCGATAGATTTATCTAAATTATTAACAAGCTTAGACTTTTTCATATTTAAAGCTATTTATTGCTGTAATTAGGATAGCAACGATGTTTTTCTATAATCATTTAAGATATTAATAATATCCGCTTTAAGGTAGTTAATGTGATATGGTACAAATCTATCTTCTTGTAGGTAGAAGATGACACACTTACGGCAGCGTTGACCGGTCATTTGCTCGTGCATATAAGCATACATCGACAATTGTAGAGCGTACGTATTAAACTCGCAGGTATGTAAGTGATCAACAGGATCGAGCATTCGTTCACCAAACGGTGAGCTGAACCTAAACTTCTTATTAGTCTTAAAATCTCCTACTGTGAACTCACCCTTCTTATGTTCGAATATAAGATCAGCCATTCCAGCTACGTTATAGTCCTCATTGTATAATAAACTCTCGCAATGAATCTTATCATGTCTATCGATATGCCGATCTACTGCCCTGTTATAGGTTTTATAAAGCCAGCTATAATTATCTTCCATATCACCATAGCTAATATAATCTTCAAGTAGTTTGTGAATATTTGTACCCCTATCACAAGCTTTATTCTTTTCCTTCTCCCACATTTCAAGAACCATCTCTTTCGACACACCTTCTCGTTCAGCTACTCTCGATGCATGGAAGTGTTTATCAAACTTCTTCTTATATTGACCAAGTAGAGTAGTTACAGAAATAAACTTACCTTTATCTTTATGCGTGTAGGTATGCGACGCTTCATCGAAATTGACAATTTTTGCAGACATTAACATATTTTAATATAAAACTCACGACTATCAACTAAATAATGGTATGGGTGTAAAGATTTCAGAATTACCAACATTTTCCTCTCCTCTCACAGGTAACGAGCTCGTGGCAGTCGTACAAGACTCTATAACTAGTCAAACACTGCTAAGCTCGTTTGCTGCACCTTTAACTGGGGTAGGTGGTATGCTAGCAAGAACTGAACTTTCTTCTCTTTCTGGTGGATGGGATTCTACTAGAATATATGTATCGGCAAATTGTACGAGTTGGGATAATGCGGCTGCTTGGTGTACAGCAAATGGATGTTACGTAATAAATTGTGTTGAGCAAGGCACAAATCAAGGTCAAGTAAAAGTTACAACAGTAGGTGGTGCAGCTAGTACTGTAAATGCAAGAAATCTTCAATCTACTAGCTCTCCTACTTTTTGCGGTTTAACTGTTTCAGGTACTATTATTGCTAGCAACCTTAATGCTGGTTATGAAACTACTGTGGCAGGAGGTTGTAGTTATTCTTCTATTGTAGGTGGGTTTTATGGATGCGCTAATGGTACTGCCTCATTCGTTGGAGGTGGAAATTATAATGTAACATGTGGTGATTGTAGTGCAGTAGTAAACGGTTGTTATAATGCTGTATGTGGTGACAGTAGTTCTGTTTTAGCTGGCGCAAAAAATACAATAGCGCCTTCTGTTTCTGCATCATCAATATTAGCTGGGTGTTGTATTAATGCTACTGCTAGTGATACGGCTTATACACAAAAGCTTATAATAACTGATGTACCCACCAGTTGTGCAGGATTACCTGTAGGATCAATATATAGATCCGGCTCTGATTTAAAAATTGTGACTTAGCCTCTTGAATTTCACTATATTGTAAGTAAATTATAGTATAGTTTAATTAGACATGAGCAAGCGTAATAGTAGTAATACAAAAAAGCAGGTAGCTAAAACTAAAGCAGTAGAGGCTGAAGTGGCAGAAGTAAAGCCTACCTTAGTGGGTAAGAATGCTATCTTTCATATGGAAGGTGGGGTAGGTAAGCATGTGGCAGCGTCAGCTGTTATAGCATCATACAAGAAAGCTAAACCAGAAAATAATATTATTGTAGTATGTGCTTGGCCTGAAGTATTTCTTAATAACCCTCATGTTGATAGGGTTTATAGAATTGGTAACACACCTCACTTTTATAAAGATTACATTTATAAGCAGGATGTCGAGATTCATTCACAGGAACCATATAAAACAACAAATCATATTACAAAGAAGAAGCATCTTATTGATTCCTGGTGTGATTTAATTAATGTACCTCGTGCGGATACCACACCTGAGTTATTATTAAACTTTAGAGAGAAAGAAGAAGCTGGAAGGATTATCCAGAACCCATCCAATAAGCCAGTACTTCTTATTCAACCATTCGGCGGTCCTGGTAAAGAGCATCAAGAGACTCCATATTCATGGACTAGAGATATTCACCCTACTGTCGCTCAAAACATTGTCAACGCTCTACATGATAGGTATCACATAGTACACGTTTGCTATGACCTGCACCCTCAGTTAGAGAACGTACAACGTGTTGATGCTGCTATGCCTAAAAAAGTTCTATTTGGGCTTTTACTCTACTCAACAAAGAGACTCTTAATTGATTCTTCTCTCCAGCATGCTGCAGCTGCAATGAACTTACCTTCAACTGTTGTGTGGGTGGCCACACAACCAGAAACTTTCGGCTATGATTTACATAACAACATTAAACCTTCAAAAGAATTTCTTGAAGGTACTGTTGATTCATATCTATATGATTACAGCTTTACAGGAGCACTTCATGAATGTCAATATGAAAATCCTAGTCAAATATTTGACGCTAATAAGATTGCAAATAGTCTAGTTTAACTTCGTTAGTGTTATATGAGCCTTCACGTCTAGCGGCGTGAAGGCTTTTTAGTAATAATTGCCATAGATATCATTATCATTGACATCCATATCATATACGTTATCTTGCGAGTCTTCATTAATATCCCAATCAAAGGACTTATCATCTGAAACACTATCACCTGGTATGCTAGTAGATAGAACGCCACTAAACGAGTTTTCAAATACCTGATCATTAACTGGCTCAATAGGCGCGCCAGGCTCAAATGAGTATTCGTATCGTTTAGCTCTCACTCTATATACATATGTACCGAGTAGTGGGTTCATTGCTGAAACATCTTGATCCATTCGCTCTGTAATCTCATACACCTTTGCACCCCTACCGTTTGTTCGCATACAGCTTAATGCATCTATGACTACAAGATCACCAGACTTAGGCTCTATAGACTGACCAACACTGGCATAATCAAACTTTGCTGACGCAGCGTTATAAAATGTGTCTATATGTAAATAACCTGTAAACTCATCAGCAGCATCAAATCCGAAACTTTGTAATGAGATAGCTTCGTTATTAAGCTCAACATACATTTGAAGTTCAAGTGGGCCTTGAAACGTTTTAGTAGGCTCTTCACCGTATAACAAATTAGCAGCTGATAAATTAAACGGATTAAAATAGTATTGAACGTCTATACCGTAATTGTTAATTAGGTCGTTGTAAGCTTGATCAAATACTAACTGTTCTGCTTGCATGCTCGTAGCATTTACAAACTTACCGCAAGATGGAATAGCTGTAGCTGCTAAAACTTCTTCCGGTGTGCAGTTAATAGTATTTGGATTACAGCCCATATAGTTATTTAGTCTTCATCGGCTTCTTCATAAGCATCCCACACTGATTACCTTCTTCATCTTCAAACATTTTTACCTCTGCACCTGAGTTACCAAGACCTTTTGTTACTCCAGGCTCGTAATCTAAGCCATAAACATTAAGTGTACCCATTAAAGGTTGACCCATCAGCTTAATTTGATGTGCTCCACCATTTATTAAATTTCTAACGTGAGGGCATTTAGAATTATAGTCCTTACGAACATTATTTTGATGCTTTCTATCTGTACCTCCGTATAAATTTTTACCAGTCCTCATTGCAGCATGCATGTACTTATCTCCTTGATAGTACTCTTTAAAGGTCTTCATATATATACTTAATAAAAAAGCCTACCGATTTAACGATAGGCTTTAATATTGTTGCGTTTTAGTTTTAATTATTCAAAAGCACTTGAACCTGGCTTAAGATTGCCAACTTTGTTCTGCTTTCCGTCGTTGTAGTGTGTATTCAGATTAGAACCAGCATCAACTTTTCCAGTTGCACCAGTACTAGCAGCTCCACCAGCATTTTTAAGACTACCTACTTTGTTCTGCTTACCATCGTTATAGTGGGTATTCAATGCAGTAGGCTCTCCTTCTTCATCTTCTTCGAATTGAGCAGGAAATTGCTCATCTTCATCTCCGAGCTCAACTTCGGCTTCGACTTCATCTTCGTCTCCACATGCAGCTTTAAGAACGTCACACAAGTGCTGTGCCATTTCTCTGTCTAAAGTAACTGTTACTTCACCTTCTGCATCGGCGTCGGCCTCTGCATCATCAAGACCGAGTGCATCGAGATCTGCTTCTTCATGTTCACTGCCAAAATCTTCATTGACCATGACCTTATCATAGAGTTTATCAAAAACTGATTTACGCTTCATAAAAATATTTAGTCCTTCCTCAGCGATTTTCTCTATTTCTTCTGAACTTTCTTCCTCTTCCTCAGGATCTACAGGTAGTTCATCTTCATCTACAGTATCTTCTTCTTCCTCCTCTGGTTTTTTACCTTTTGCTTTCTTAATAGCTTTATCCTTTGATCCCATATACTCTGCAGTACTAGATTCAACCTCTCCATCACCATCGTAATCTTTTTTAGCTTTACTTTCTTCATCTTCAGCTATATCAGCTTCAACCTTATTGACATCATTTTCTTCTGTCTCATCCTCTTCATCTTCTTCTTTTCCAACAATACCATAACGTGCCGCTACGTCATCTGAAGTTGCAAGAGGTTGATCGCATCCCGTACCAGGATCATTTCCATCACCATAAGATAATCCTTTTATATTATAAGCGTTTTCTTTATCACCAACTTTGTTAATGTCAACATCAGACTCTTTAAATCCGCCTCGTTCGGTTGGACCGCCTTGCTCGAGAGGAACCTCACCGATAGTTCCCGCTGGAACATTCTCATTGACTACTACTTTATCTAAAATAGCACCGTATGCTTCACCTAAACTTTGAAGGTCTTTCTTTTTAGCCATATATTTATTTATGGTAAGTAATAAATATTTTCAATGGCTCAGCAAGATAATATGTACTATATGGGTAATAAAAATTTACCCAACGTAAACTGGAAGGGTGAATACACTAAAGAACAAGTAAAAGCTTTAACGAAAGCACATAAAAACATTTTATACTTTGCTGAGAATTTCTTTTATATTGTTAACTTAGATAGAGGTAGAGAAAAGATCCAACTATATAAAGCGCAGAAAAGAGCTCTACGCAAGATGAGAGATAATCGTTTCTTTATACAACTTGCCTCTAGACAGATAGGTAAATCGACTATGATGACTATCTATATTCTATGGCAGGCAATCTTTAATAAAGATCAACGTATATTGTTAGTAGCTAACAAAGAGGCTACTGCGATTGAGATCTTTCAACGTGTGAGGATGGCTTATGAAGAATTACCTAACTGGTTGAAGTCACCGGTGAAGGAATATGCTAAGACATCTATGACGTTAGAGAATGGATCACGTATTGGTATTACAACTACTACTGGTACAGCTGCTCGTGGTCAATCTGTCAACTGCCTTGTTATTGATGAGATGGCATTTATTGAGCCTCACTTAGTAGAAGAGTTTTGGAAGTCAGTCTTTCCTGTTATTACTTCTTCTAAAAAATCTAAAGTATTTGTTTGTTCGACCGCTAATGGAACTGATAATCTATTTTATAAGTTATATACTGGAGCAGAGACTGGTGAAAATGGTTGGGCGTATGATAAAATATTATGGGATGAGGTGCCAGGAAGAGATGAAATGTGGGCTAACAATACTAGACAAGCTATTGGCTCTCATGATGCTTGGCTTCAAGAGTTTTGCTGTCAGTTTATTAACTCAGGTGAATCTTCTATCGATGATGATCTATTTGAGAAGATGCAATCACAGTTATGTGAACCTAAAATAGTTTTAGATGATGGTCATTATAAAATTTGGGAGGAAGCAGATCCATCTAGAGTATACGCTGCAGGGGTAGATACAGCAGAAGGTGTTGGTGTTGATTCATCAGTAGTGCAAATATTTGATATAACTGATCTTAAAGATATAAGACAAGTAGCATGCTATACTAATAATAAAATACCTCCTGCTGACTATACTAACAAAGTCTATTCTATATTAAGAAACTACGGGTCTCCTTTGGCTCTTATTGAGCGTAACGGTCCTGGAGCTCAAATCGTTGATAGACTTGCTAATGACTTTGGATATGAGAAGTTAGTATCATATGGCAATAAAGCAGGTCATAGACGAAACATAATGCAAGGAATGATCGCGCATACAAATACTAAGTATAAAGGCGTGCTTAATATGAGATATTATATTAATGAAGCGCGTTCAGTTACAATTCGTGATGAAGATACATTAAAAGAGTTACGATCATTTGTAAGATATCCTAACGGTACGTGGAAAGCGAGACAGAGTCATCATGATGATAGAGTTATGGCTACCCTCTACGCGCTCTTTATCTTAGAGAAAGAAATTACTGAACGCTTCTTTGAGATACTTGAATTAGATGATAGAGGTAAACCTATGGTTATTGAAGCTATGGACTTTGGATTAAAGTTCTTTGAAGATGCTACCTCACTTTATGCTGACAATGAAGTGGTTGGTGCTAATAATATGTTACCTCCTATTGTGTTTGGTATGGGTGATAATCAAGCAGAAGAAGAAATGGATGAATTGGAAATGCATGGCTTTCAACCTCTAGAATAAATATTTACGATGGCAGTAAACCAAAATAATCAATCTATCTTAAACAAGAGCCGTCTAGATAAGTTTGTACTTATCTTTTCTATACCTCCAGCGTTAAGAGAAATAAATGTACGAGAAAATAACTCGCGTAACAGTAATAATATTATTGAGGACAAGCTTCAACTATCTGTTTACGGGGCTGTTGTACCAGAACTTACTGTCCCATCTATCGAGATACCATACGCAGGCAGCAATTTGTATCAATCTGCTCATGCAAGAGAGGCTTACCCACCAGTAACAGTTAACTTCACAGCTGACAATGAGTTCAACAATTACTGGGTTATATACAAATGGTTAAATTTAATGCATGATCAAAAGACAGGTGTATATGATGATGCAGATTTGGACCCTGACAACGAATTTAATAATTATCAGACTGATATGACGTTATATGGGTTAGATGAATATGAGAATAGACGCATAGAGTTTACATACACTAAAGCTTTCCCAGTCACTTTAGGTAATTTAGAATATAACTATAGAACGTCTGATGAAATAGAATCTTCCTTCACGTTTGTTTACTCACAGTTACACACTAAATTATTGAATTAATAAGAAAATATTTATTCAAAAAGAATAAATAATTTTATGGCTAATAGGACAATACAATCTCCTGGGGTTGAGATTCGTGAATCTGATCTTTCACTTAGAACAGTTTCACAGGGTACAACAACATATATGGCAGGTTTCGCTAACGAAGGTCCCACTGATGAAGTGGTGGGTGTAGGAAACATCACAGAGTTTGAGCAAATTTACGGGCAACCAAGAACGCCTGCGGAAAGATACTTCTATCATTCTGCTCGTGCTGCTTTAAATTCAACCGGTAAATTAATGGTAAATAGATTGCCTTATGGTGCAGACGCTGGTCAGGGATTTGGATCTAAGATCTCTGTACTTGCTTACCCAGCTTCTGGTTGGGAAGTGACAACTCAGGGCACCATGACGGGCGCGGCTACTTCAGACTTTAGTAAATTATCTTCTACTTGGATTTTAGGTGCTCCAACTCAATTTGATGTAACTAATGATGAGTATATTAGTCTTACGAATGGTGAGACGTTTAGCGCAGGTTGGGGATTATCTGCTTTGCCTTCCGTAAGGTTAAATAGTCTTGGAGCCTTATCTGGAGCTGCTATAATCGTTATTAACAAAGCTCAAACAACTATTGATGGTCAATTTAACGGCTACTATTTAGGTATATCTGATAACACGAACATTAACCCTGCAAGTGCATTTGATGCAATACAGTCAGTACAAACAACTACTGGATCGGCGGCAGCTACCGGTCGAACAACATTTACCGCTATTCCATCAGCTAGATTTGAATTTAGTGTAGATGCTGCTAAAGATTCTAATATTCAAAATTCTATATCACAAGTTATGGAAGAGAGTATAACTAATTATGATATATCTACAATAGAGTTTGATGATACATTAAACATTGGTGTATTTAAATTACGTCAGTCAGTATTCTCTAAGGATGCTAATAAGATGGATTACTTGTTAGAAGAAGGTTATAATGGATCTATCGGACATTACAGACAGATTAATTCTGAAAATGGAGGTGCTCCTATAAACTTCTCACTTGGTACTGTCGAAGATGATTCTCGTAATATTGAGATGTTAGTTAATCCATACTTAGCAGATCAAATATCTGGTTTAAATTTATCAGATGATGGTAATCCTAATAAAAAGATAAGAGTACTTACACAATCTTTAATCGATAATGTAGCTAGTGGGGCTATACCTGTAAAAAGACTAGGAGCTACTAAAGCTTTTGTCGCAAGTCTTTCTACATTACCTAAAGCTGATTCGCTCTTCCCACTTGGTGCATATGGTGAGACAAACTTAGAGACTAAGCTTGCTGGTAATATTCCACAGAAGCTTGATAGAGCTCTTGATCGTATTCGTAACGACCGTAAGTTTAACATCGATATTATTGCAGAAGCTGGTTTAGGTACTATATTTACTTATAATAAAACAGTTGGGGACCCGTTAAGCACTCTTGGATTTGATGACTTAAGAACAACTTCAGCGATTGAAGAGTTAAGAACATCTAGTGATCTTGCTAGTAGTGATGCTAGAGACAATTATACAACTATCTTTAACAAGTTTGCAACATTTGCAGGTCCAGTCAAGGATGGTGGTAGAGGTGATATTCTATTCGTTGCTGATCCAATTAGACAGTTACTAGTAACTGGTAAGGATAACAAAGTACAAGCAGATAAGTCAAAGAACTTCAGTACAGATATTTACTGGGCGTTAAGACATCAGTTTGAAAATGCTAATACATCCTACGCAACAGTATTTGCTAACTGGATGAAAGTATATGATAACTATTCTGGTCTATTTACGTACGTTCCATCTTCTGGATTTGCAGCAGCTAAAATGGCTTCTACAGACGCAGCAATCGGACCATGGGGTGCCCCAGCAGGATTCAATCGCGGTGTTATAACCGATGCCGTTGATATTGCTTTATCACCTAACCAACGTCAACGTGATGATCTATATACAGTTAATCTTAATCCAATAGCTAGTTTCTCTGATCAAGGTAACGTGTTTTTCGGACAGAAGACATTGCTTAAGAAGCCAAGTGCATTCGATAGAATTAATGTACGTAGAACCTTCTTATATCTTGAGAAGATTACAAAAGCTACAATGCAGTTCTTCCTCTTTGAGAACAATACGCTGTTTACTAGAACAAGAGTTGTTAATACATTAACACCATTCTTTGAAAGAGTAAAAGCTGATGATGGGTTATATGATTACCTTATTGTTTGTGATGAGAGAAATAACACTGGTGAGGTTATTGATCAGAACGAACTTGTAGTTGATATTTACCTTAAGCCAGTTAAGACTGCTGAGTTTATCTTAGTTAACTTCTATGCTACGCGTACAGATGCTAACTTCGAAGAGCTAATCGGTGGTTAATATTAATTAACTAAACTTAAGAGCTGTGAAAGTAATATTTCACAGCTCTTTTTTTATATAAATAGCTTTCAAGCTATAAATATTAGTATGCCCGTAAACCAAAATATTCAAAATTTCTATAGAGTTGCAGCGGATAGAGACTTTTCGAGAGATTTTCTTTTTAGAGTGAGAGAAATGCAGTTGCAAGGAGTGCCTTCTTTAAATGAGTCACAGTTAGTTTATGCTAAAGCTGCTAATTTACCTGGGCGCGCTATTAAGAATACAGCAGTACCTTATATGGGTCTTAACTTAAACGTTCCAGGTGGAGTTGAGTATAGTGGATCAGATGCTTATAATCTTAGTTTTTACTTAGATGCAGATAGTGAACTTAGAAACTATTTTGAAGCAGCTTCTAGAGCGTTATTTAACGATCAAACATCCACTGGAGAGTATGGTACTCCTGGTGATGATTTCTATATTCAGTTAGCACAACTTGATAAAGACCTTGAACCTATAGCTGAGTATAAGCTCATTGGAGCTTCATTACGTAACATCGAAGCTATTGAGTATAAGATGGCTGAAGGTACTGGCGAAACAGTAGAAATAACAACTACTATAGCTTATCACTACTATAACAAGGTTAGATGATTAAATAATTAAGTGCCTGATACTACAATATCTAGACTTAACCTTCATCAAGACTGGACATCGGACTTACCTTTAAAGTTCTTATGGTCTGTAAATTTTTATGGTCGCGATGGCGCTAATATGTCCGATGTTGGTGAAAATATAGAAAAAATTATTACAGGTTATGAAGGTAATAGTTTACCTATAAGGCCATCTGTAATAGATGACTACAGTCACAATGAACTTGGGATGCTATTGGCACAGAATGTTTCCTTACCAAATGAACAAATTACAATAGGAACTGAAGCTTTAGCTAATACTGGTGGTTTTAGGGCTGGATACTTTGCAGATAGAAGAGCTAACTACGGAGCTGAAAATAAGCTAGATCTTACCTTTTTAGAGACTAATGTTGATTTAATGGATTATTTTTTAAAGCCTTGGGTTGTAGCTACTAGTTATAAAGGTCTTGTTGAAGATGGTGAAGAGGATATAAAATGTTTTATTGATTTAGTTTTATATAGTAGATCTAAAGAATTTTATAATGATAAAGTTAGATCTTCCGATGACTTTAACAGGCCCTTAGTACCCTATGAGCCTAGAAAGATATATACTTTTTATGACAGCGCGCCTTTTAATATAGAAGGAGGACAATTAAGCTATAATCCCGAGCTATCATTAGAGGAATTATCGAGAACAGTTTCATTTGCATTCTCTCACTACCAAGTTAGGGATGTTGATAATCTTACGCGTAATTCTTGAAGAGCGCAAATAATAGACGAAAATTAGGTTGAAGATCAATAGTAGCAGACTAAGTTATTAAGTGAGTGATAACTTTAACGTCGACGTAATATTACCTAGTGGTAAATCTAGACGTATTAATGAGCTTAATAATAAGCAGTATTTAGTAATCATAAAGTTTTGCGAGAATAAAGATTTTTTTGGGTTAAGTGAATACTTTAATACTATTATTTTAGATGATGACTTAGATATTATTGATAGATTTTATCTGCTTGTATATGCAAGAATGTTATTTGTAGAAGAAAATCTTACATTTACAACCAAAGAGCAGCACAATGTTGATGTAAGCTTAAGCGTCGTATTAGAGAAGTTAGAGAGTATATCTTATTCTGTATTTAATAAGACTATTAGTCATGATAATATAGATATAAAGTTGGGCATTCCAACTGCTTTATACTTTAAAGATATAGATGATTTATATAATAACATTATTAAAGAAATAGTATTTGATAATGAAGCTATAGATTTCGTTTCTCTTAACACAGAAGATCGAAGCAATATATTAGATAAACTACCTATTAAATTGTTCGATGGACTACAACAATATTTAGCGGATCTTTCCAGTAACGCTTTCAACATGACGCTAATAAGTGAAAACAAGCGTCTTAATATTCAAGAAATTAATCTTAATCTTATTAGTAACGGTGTTATAGAATTTATTTCAGCTATATACGGTATTGATCTAAAGTCTTATTATGAATTGATGTATGCCTTTTACAATACGATTTTAAACGGATCTGATATATTCTCTACTTTGTCACCTATGGAGACAAAAATTATGCTTAATATACATAATAAGCATATAAAGAAGCAGAACGAAGAGTTGAAAAGACAGCAGAAGTAGATATATATTAATATGGGTAAAAAACTAGACTCCTTCATATCAAAACTCGACTCTCTTAATACATCTGAGCTTGTTGATATTTTTGTACCTTCTATTCAAAAGGAAGTATCTTTTAAATTATTTAGCGTTGGTCAACAGAAAGATTTAATTCGGACTGCTCTTACCGGGATAGTAGGAGCTATAAAGTGTGGTGTTATTTATAATGAGATTATAACTAATAATTGTCAAGCAGATATAGAATTTTCATATGAAGATAAGAATGCTATTCTTATAGCACTTCGTAAAGCATCTATTAGTAGTGATATTACTATTGATGGCAAAGCATACAATCTCGATGATCTTCCTACTAAGCTACCAAAATTTAAAAATCAAACCAAAAAAATTAAGTTTAGTGACTTTGAGTTATGTTTAAAGGTACCTAACCTAAAGCTAGATAAAACCATAACAGAAAAGGCTTTACTAGATATTAGTAAGCTTAGCGAGGAGAAGAAGAAGTCTGAGTCGGTTGATATCCTGCTTACTTATGAAATTGTTAAGTATTTAGATAGTATAAAGGGAGATGATAGTGATTTTGATTTAAAAGATTTAACAGTATATGAAAAGAAGCGTGTAGTTGAAAATTTACCTCTTAAAGTTAACAATAAGATTATAGAATTCATCGGTTCAGTTACAGAGTACAGTAATCAATATATTACATTTAAAGATGATACAGTTGTAGAATTTGACGCTGGATTCTTGACCCGCGAATAAATATCTATGTGGAAGAAGATACCGGCTTTAAAAAAGTTCTAAACCTTATAAGCACCTTAGGGGGCGATAAAGGTGTGCCTAAATCTAATCCTAAAGGGGTAAGAGGTGGTAAGCAGTTAGATCTTAGTAAATTCTTTAAAGTTAAAGATCTCAACGGGGCAGAAGCAAAGCGATATAAATCTATCTTTGAAATACTTGGCCAGACCCTACTAATAGGTAAGTATGCTAAAACTGGGCCAGAAGCAGAGGCACTAAAAGGCTCAATCGCTGCACCGATGGCTCAAAAAGTAAATGATAGTGAAGACGCTAAAAACTCTGGAAAGCCAGACGGTAAGGGGGGAGGTATATTAAGTGGGTTGTTTGGAGGTATATTAAAAGGTGCTCTTGGGCTTGGTGCTATGATATTAGCTTTAGGAGCATTAGCGTTTGTATTAAATATGTTTGCTGGTATAGAAGCGGAGACTTTATTTAAAGCTGGAGGTGCTTTACTTGGGTTAGTTATTATTGCGAAGCTAGCTAAGAAAGGGTTGATACGCGGCGCCATAGGAATTGCAGCAATGGTTGGGGTTCTTTACTTACTTTTAGAAAAAGTGTTAATACCTTTTCAGAACGTTAACTGGGAAACGTTAGGTAAAGCAGGAGCAGCACTACTCGGGCTTGTAGTTATAGGTAAATTTGCTAAGCCTAATATGATACTTGGAGCAGCCGCTCTCGGTCTTATGGCTGGGGTGTTAGCGTTATTAGTTCACACAGCGTTAATTCCATTGCAAGAAATAGAATGGTCTACAATCGGTAAAGCATTTGTTGCATTGCTAGCGATAGGGGTAATAGGTGCATTAGCAGGATTCGCAGCACCTCTTATATTTATGGGCGCATTAGCTCTCGGCGCGTTAGGTGTAGCTTTATTACCAATGGCAGCTGCTGCTCGAATAGCCGCACCAGCTATAGAAGCTTTAAGCGCACCAATAGATGCTACTGCCGGCGTTCTAGCCAAACTAGCTAATGTACCAGTAGAAAATTTACTGCTCATAGGTCCAGCGCTTGCTGGTATTGGCGCAGGTTTAGTTGCAATGAGTGGTGGTAATTTAGTTGGCGCTGCACTTGATAAATTTGGCTCATTCTTTCTTAACGATAAAGGTCCAATGGAAAAGCTAGCCGAGTTAGGTAAAGCAGCACCTGATATAATTAAGCTAGGGGATGCTTTTGACACAATAGCAGACTTTAGTTTTAGTGATATAGACCTTGAAGGTGATTTTAACTTAGCAGCTGTGGGTGTTAATAACTTAACTGGTAGTATGAATAAGCTAGCAACATCACAGCAAAAAGTGGTTGGTCTATTTAAGCAAATAAACGATTCAACTGATGAATTTAGAAAATCAGGTGCCGCAGGTATAAACAATACATTTAAAATGGATAAAGAGCTTATAGATGTTAATAAACAGCAAGTAAGCTTACTTTCTCAAATCAAAGATGGTATTATGATGATGGTAGATAAACCTACTGGTGCTAGTAATAGATCAATGGTTGACCAGAGTAGAGGTAATGTAAAGAAGCTGAGCACAACACAGGATTTTAACAAGAGCATGGGAATATCAGATTTAATACAATAATATGAAATTTATACAAGATTTTGAAGAGACGACGAGGTCCGGTCTTAACACCATAACGGATGACGGTAAAAGTGGTATGTTAGAGGAAACTGACACATTAATAGAGCCTATTTCTAGAAATAGGATTGTTGATGTTATAAATATGCCCTGGTATGCGGGTAAACGGGTAGATCGACAAAGTAAACGTTTAAATAAAATCCCGAGAGGTTTTATAATAGAGCGAAAGCAGATATTAAATTCTTTACTATCTGGTGCTTTATATTATCTCGGTACAGTGCTAAAGACTACTCAAAAAGGCGTCAAAGTGGCTACACCGACTAGTGTAAAGTCGATGTTAAATAAGATTACTAAAGTAATGCCAAAGTCAGCAACGGCGGGCTTTACAAAGGCTAAAGGCCAATTTCAGAAAACTTTGGAGTCGGATACTAGGCTTTTGGAAAGAAATAATCTAACATCACTTCTAGGTATATACCTTACCCAAGAAACAGGATTTAAATATGTCTTACCATATTTAAACAGCTCACTTGATGTAAATACAAATTGGGCCGATGAAGGAGACGGGGCGCTAGCTGGTATTGTTAATAAGGGTATGTCTATAGTAGATGAAATATCTAAAGTAGTAAATATATCTCAGCCAGGAGTTTATATTCAAAAGCCAAAATATTTTAGTTTCGATAATCAAGGTAAGAGTGTTACATTCAACTTCCCCTTATTTAATACTATTAAAGCTGGTACTTTTGATTATAAAAGTAATTATGAGTTTTTATGGTTGTTGGCATACCAAAATAAACCATATAAGACATCATTTGCGCGTACTAAGCCAGGTAAGATTTACACTGTAGAGATTCCCGGAGTAGTAAGTATGCCTTACGCGTATATAAGTGAAATGAGTGTTGATTTTAGAGGTACTGTAAGACAATTACCAGTTGATTGTCCTACAGAGTACGATGCACCAATTCCAGAGGCTTATTTAGTAAGCATAACCTTTACGTCTCTTTTGACTGATTATGCCAATACGATGGCTCCGGATACAGGGTTTACAACAACTTTAGGATCGGATTCTGCAACATTTAATTTTGGTTCATAATATTATGAGTAGTATAATAACAGGTAAAAAAGCGAGTAGTGTAAGAGGTTTAGAAGATTTAAGTTCGGAAGTATATGAGAATATCTTTAGAGTTAACCAAATAAAAAATAAAGATAAATATTTCTACTTCTATAACACTCTTAACAAAGTTATATTTCCAGATAATTTAAGCGGTGGTATTTATGATGATCTTATAGTTCAGGTTGATACACCATGGACCACATTATCGTTTAATATTTACGGAACAATAGATTTATGGTGGGTTGTTTATCTAATAAATAAGCCTAAATATATTTTTCTAGCAAAGAGCGGTAGTACGATAAGGTATATCACACCTGGTGCTATAAGGTCGGTTCTAAATAGTATAAAATGAGTGAAAAAATTACAACTTTACAAGATAATAATTTTATAGCAGATGTAAATTTTATATCTGTGAACAAAGCAACTGGTCAAAGCTCATACTTGCCTATAGATCTAGCCTCAGTAACTTATTTTGAGATAAACGATAATTTAATAGATTTTGGATTAACAGGTAATATTACTTTTCCTAACTGGGGCCAGCTGTTAAGTAAATTAAAAGGCTTTGGATTCCAAGGTTCTGGGAACGCTGGAGTTGGTGTAGAGAAGCTTCCTGCATCCCAAGCTTCGTCAAATTTAGAACGTTACCTGACCATTAGTATTAAAGATACTAATATACCGATAGAAGAACAAGGTTATGAGTTTTTGGCGAACGCTAAATCAAGCTCTTCTTTATCATTAAATGCAGTCGACGTTAAACAAACGTTAGAGTTTGAAGAAAATTTAACTGCGGTTCTTAAACAAACTAGTTGGGATGTTTTCTCTGCAAATACAGACATAGAAAAATCTTTTACCGGAAGCGCCTTAAATCTAGTTGGACCTCAATTCACTGTTGGTGGTGCACTATTACAAGTGTTAGCACTTGCTACTGATGGCGCAGCGTTATTGTCGCCGGAAGCAAAGAGGCTTAATCAAAGAGAGGCGGAGTTTTCTAGTTTCTCGGAATCGGAAGAGAACGCAAACAACGGCCAGTTGCGCGGTAGGGTGAGAGGTGAATATACATTACCGCTGTTTTTTTATACGAACATGATCGACCTCGCTTTTGATGACAATGATACTACCGGTCAGTCTAGTAAAAGTTTGTATGGTATTGCACAAGACTTATATAATCATACCGTTTATGGAGGACCAGAGCCTACTCCAATGTCTATTGACAGTTCGGACGCTGCTCTAGAGCAGAGCTTTGAGGAAGCCTTTAGAGGTGGTGCTTCCTTACCGCTACTAAAAACTAAAAGCAAGCCTGCAGAACTTCAAGCTGATAAAACAGAAACAGCAGAGGAAGAGGAAGAAGAGATTAGCAATCTTGACAAATTTAAAGGGCTTGGGAAGGCGATAGCAACACTTGGAAAAGACGAGAATGGCAAAGAAGAGGAAGAGGAAGAAGAAGTAGACGTAAGTGATGGTGAAGAAGAAGAAGAGATGTTAGGAGCTCATACTCCGCCCCGTGTACTAGAGATTGGTGAGCTTATATCTCTGAGACATCTTGAATTTGTAGCGGAGTATAAAAAAGTCAAACCTAGTTCTGATGGGTCGCAAAAAGAGGAGGGTTCTGATGTAGCGGCAGTTTTAAAGAAGAAAGAAAACGATTTTAGTGATGTGTACATGGAGGACTTTTCTATAGCTCCTAACGATGTTCCAAATGTAAATGCATCTATTCATAATAATGTAGAAGAGTACGATTTAATACAACCAGATATTAACAATTTAAGACAAACAGTATGGGGAAACTATGAACTATCTAGGACTAGTATAGACAAGCAGGTAATAGCTATTATTAATTTTAATGATTTAGCTGACGAGTTTGAGAGAGACTTCCTAGGAGGTAATAAATCTAACTTACCTGCTATTTACCCACATGAAGCAAAGCAGTTTAAATTGCATGGGTATCCGGAGACCGATGAAGGCATCTTCAACGGGAGCGTTCGCTTTGGGTTAATGGAAGCTCGTATAAGAAATTTAGTATTTAAAAGCTTTATATATTTAAATGAAACAATAGTGCTTAATGTTAAAGGTAAAATGTATAGAAAGCCTGGTAAATTTATTACTATTAAAGGTGAGCTAGCCGACTCCCCCGCTCAAGAATTATGGTTTGTAATCGAAGTAAAACATAAATTTGAAAATGGTGATTATCGTAATGAGATAAAAGCTGTCCGCTTCCTAAGCGATGGGGACTATATAAGTGGCTCGCGGACTTATGTACATCCAAAATTAAAAGCTTGGAGGGAAGAGCAAGCTCTTAAGAAAGAGGCGGAAAAGGAAGAGGCGGAAACCGATGCCCGGGCCCGCGGAATGGCTGCAAGTTTGAACAATGGTGATGCTACAGCTTACCAAATCGCTAGCGACGCTGATGGTGAAATTATATCACAAGGGTGGGTTTCTGATCCTTTAGGCATCAAACCCGGTGGTACTCCTTTGAGTCAGGCACAAATACAAAGCCGCTCTAGAGCGGATGCAGAGAAGAAATTGGCTGCAGAAGAAGAAAAGAAAAAGAATGGCTTTGGTGCTCCTCCTCCGAGGAGCAATACTGTTAGAGTAGTGGTGCCGGCGCGAGAAGAAGAATAAAATCCTTAAACAGAACAAAAACTTATTATGGTAATATACGGAAATAACTTACATGAAAAATTGCAAGGTATAGCTCTTAGCAGAGACTATATCAAGTATGCTACCCCTTTTTGTGATTTTGTAGATGATCCTGTGTTAGGTCCGGATATAGATCTAGCTATAAACTTTAATCAAGCTATTAATGGCAATCCAATTGCTGCTCAGCAGTTTATGGACACACTTATATTAAGTGGAAGTGAATTTGATTGGGCTACAAAAGAGTATTATAGAGATAAGATGGTCTCTAATCGTAAAGTTTGGGGTGATCTAATTTTTAATACTCAAATGGGATTTGAAACAAATGCTTTTAAAGACGCCTTAAAAGATTGTCTTAATTCACCATGTAATTTGTTTGCTGAGACCTCCGATACTGTAGCTAGATTAGCTCAAGTGGCCTCTACGAAGAATGGTAGTAATTCATTCGGTATAGGAGACCTATCAGCGACATTTATAAATATAACTAACGGATTAGATGACGCTGTAACTAAAAAATTACCATCGATATTTGGTAACGCTGCTTTAGAACTTACTCAAAACATTAAGTCTGCTAGAAAAAACATAGATGAAGTAGTTGCTGGTAAAAAGAATATAAAAGAGCTAACAAGCCTTGCAAATGCTAGCGGAACTATGAGAGGTACTAATAAAATATATAGATATACGCCAGATTTAAAGTCTTACACGGATTATACTAATGTAGGTAATAACATATTGCTTAAAGTTAAACAAAAACTCGGTGGTTGTTTTGATAGATTTGAAGGGGCATATAGATATAATCCGTTTGAAGATGATACTAGTGTACCAGCTACTGAGCAATCGCAACAGTATAACGGAAAAGGATTTAAAACAGAGCCTAATAGTGTTGTAAAGAAACCCGGATTTTTATCGAAATTTTTGAACTTTTTTGGATTTGGTAATGACACTAGTGATCTAGAAGATGAGCTAGCTGCGATAGACAACCAAATGGCAACCGCGGGAATGAGCCAGGAACAAAGAGACAACTGGTTCAATAACGCCTCCCCAGAAGAAACAGTAAGAGAGTATGATTTGCTGAATAAAAAGCTTAACATTAATTACAAGATATATAAAGCGCGGGGGCTTGTAGAAGATGACGACGATGAAGTGCTGGGCGGTGATGGCACAATCGAAGATCCTGGTATGCTCCCACCTGTTGGCAAGCCAAGGCGATACTAGTAATTAATCAATATCAATTATAGTATCATCATCACTTGTTAAAGCTTTCATGACATCATCTCTGGTCATAAGGACTTTGGTTTGATTGTCCATTATGTTAAGCTTTTCTTTAGATTCAATATCCATTTGCTTTATCTCAACTCTATTCTTATTCTGCTCTTTAGCAGTATGAAGCTTACTAAGAGTGTCAATAGCAGATGATGAAGCTTTAATAAGCTCTGCTAAAGAAGCGACATCTCTATTCTCTGGAGCTGAAGCTATATATTCTTTTACATCATCAACCATATCAACTGAACTGTTGATAAGAGAACTGGTTTTCTTAACAAGAAATTCCTCAATATTATCAAGGTCAATCTCTTCAGCAACCTTTTTGATTTCAGTTGTATCTTTATTATGACTCTTTATTTGAGATAAAATGTCATTAACTGCAGTATCGATTTCGTTACTCACACACTTATTTAATCTTAATTATTGATTTCGATAGTACTTTAGCTATAATATGTATATATGTTACTACAATTTGAAAAGACCCATGTAGATGCTGTACTACCTGGTAAGAATCATGATAGTGATACAGGTATGGATGTTACTTGTATCGAGGACTTTACAGTACCTGCCGGTGGATCAGCAGTAGTCGGAGTTGGTCTTAAGTTTGCCTTTATCCAGCCAGGCTATTGGGTAAAGATTGAAGGTCGTTCTGGTCTAGGCTTTAAGCATGGTATTATGCCTCATCCAGGTATCATTGATAGTGGTTATCGTGGTGATGCTGGGATTAAGCTTTATAACCTTACTAGTACAGATTACGAAGGTACAGCTGGTGATCGTATCGCTCAGTTTGTAGTTTATACTAATCATGATGTAATCGTGACTGAAGGTGATGTTGTAGAGTCAGAGCGAGGCGAGAAAGGCTTCGGTAGTTCAGGTAAGTAAGCTATGGTTGAGTTTGATAAGATTTGGGTTGAGAAGTATAGACCGCATAAACTGGAAGATCTTATTCTTGATGATAAGTCATTAAGAGTGGTCAAGCAGTTTAAAGGTGAGATACCTAACTTGCTGTTTGTTGGTAGTCCAGGTACTGGAAAGACAACGCTAGCTCGTATTCTAGTTAATGATGTGCTGAATTGTAACTATCTTTACATTAATGCCTCTGATGAATCAGGTATCGATGTTATACGTCATAACATTACTAACTTCGCTCAGACTAAGTCCTTCGATGGGGGTATAAAAGTAGTAATTCTAGACGAGGCTGACGGGCTAACCTCTCAGGCACAGGCTGCGCTTCGTAATACTATGGAGACGTACGCTAAGTACTGCCGGTTTATTCTTACTGCTAACTACAAACATAAGATTATACCTGCGCTACAGTCTAGATGTCAATCATTAGATCTTAAACCCGTAATCGATCAAGCTGTTAAAAGATGTTACAATATACTACAACAAGAAAACATAAATATAAGTGATGAGCAAAAGAAAAAATTTGTCATGCTGGTTAAAAGGTACTTCCCTGACCTCAGAAAAACTATCAATGAGCTGCAAAAGTCGGTTATTGATAATGAGCTTTGCATTGATAGTAACGGGAGTGACAGCGAGTTACTTCAAAAAATCTTCGAAGGGGTACAAAAAGACTCGTTAGGTGTACGTAAGTATCTCATCGAGAATGAGGATAGATTCCAAGGTGATTATGATACGTTACTAGCTAACTTTCTTGACTACCTTTACGATCAAGATATAGCAGATATGAAAAAGAAAGAGATGATAGCCATTATAGCCGAGCATCTCTATAAAAGCGCATTCGTAATTGATAAAGAAATTAATGCATTTGCGTGCTTAGTCAATCTTGAACGTGCGCAATAAAAAAGAGGAGCTATAGCTCCTCTTTCTTTATAAAAGGTTATTGGTCTTACTTCAACCCTTGTAAGTAATTTACAGTGTGGGCTTGAGTTGAGTTAGGTAATGTTGTGTTATCAGTAGGTAGTTTTAACTCCGTCTGACTTAATTCCCCGTTACCTTTATCTGTCTTATTAGATAAATTCTCTTCATCTTCTTCTACTTCTTTAGGCTTAATGTTTACATTATCCTTACGGCGCATAGCGTCAGGTATTGGAAGTAAGTTAGGCGCGTATTTGACAGGCTCACCGCAGCAACATGGAATAGATACTTTATGTGTATATCTACCACCACCTGTATCTAAACCTATCTCTAAGAATGGCTCGAGTTGAGAGTTTTGATTACTACCAGGAAATCTAGTAGGATCTTCGTTCTTAATGTTAGTGACTCTAATATGTAAACCAGAATCAATCATCTGATCAATAACTCCTTTAACGTTATCACCTAACGCTTTATAAGCTTCTTCGCTTTTAAAGTTATCATTAAACTTAAAGACATCACCAACCAAGAATCCACCTCGTTCATAGCGACTCATGTACTCCTCAAACAGAGGTACAAATTTCTTTTCTCTAGCCATACTTATATTTATGCTACAAATGAGCTTTATCCTTAATTATCTGTAAACCTTTACACCTTGAAGCTTAGGACGAGCACCATGCTTAGGACTTTTACCTTCGCTTAGAGTCTCTTCATCTTCTTCTTTTTCTTCATCTTCCTTTTCAGGCTCTTCTTCATCATGCTCTTGAAGCATAACAACTTCTACACTCTCTGCAACAACACCGACAAGTTTGCCATTGTGCTCTACATAGTACTCTTCTACTATACCTTCTTCAGTGAGATTGTGGTGAAGGATCTTCTTAATTGACTCCCCAAACGGAGGAGCTTTAATGTGAGATGCTCAATCGTGTTCAACGTTACCACCTTTATAAGCAGGGGTACCGTCTTCGACAGGGTTAGAAGCATCCGCAGATTCTACAAGAATCTCTTCGCTATTAACTTTATTGATATTACTATAGGCTTCATTTAGCCTTTCCATATCGTTTTTAAAATTATTATGTTGTTTAGCCATATTAATATTTATGCTGTCCTATAAATATTAATATGCAATTTGATGATTTAGTTGAAAAATTACTTAGAGAAGCAAAAGAAGCTCCAAAAGGTAAACATTATACCTCTAGAGGTGCTTTAAAATCTGGTGACGCAGATGCTGATGGTGATGGGGGTCCTAAGTATCGTTCAGATCCTACATACAAAAATCCTAATGAGAATAATGAAGAGGAAGATGCTGAAGGTAAGATCGATAAGGACCGTATGAAGTGTAACTCGCCCAAGCGTGGAGGTAGTAAAAAGTTTGTTGTTAAGGCTTGTAAGAATGGTAAAGAGAAGATTGTCCGCTTTGGTGATCCAAACATGAGAATTAAGAAGAGCAATCCAAAGCGACGCAAATCATTTAGAGCTCGTCATAAGTGTGATCAAAAGAAAGATAAGTTTTCTGCTGGTTACTGGAGCTGTAAGAAGTGGTAAGATTAATTACGCGTAACAGCATACACGATTAAATAATATAAATGGCTATACGCTTAGATAACTTAAAACAATCTACTACCGAGGTAAACTCTTTAGAGAATGGTTATCTGTATAAAGATATAGATCTAGATCTTTCTTTTGGTCGATATACTAAGAAAGAGTTATATTCAAAAACGGAACCTAATGATTTATCTGAATTACAGGACGGCTCTGCTATTATTAATTCGGTTAAAAATATACTTACAACAACACCTGGTCAGAAATTACTTAACCCAACTATCGGACTAGATCTAAGAAGTTATTTGTTTGAAAATGTTAGTAACACAATTTCTTACTTTATTGGCTTAGATATATACAATAGTTTAGGAGTTCAAGAGCCTAGAGTTAAACTTAACGGTATGGAAATTAAAGGTATACCAGATGAAAATGAGTACCGTATATCGATTGGATTTTCAATACCAGATTTAGATATTTACAATTTATCATTAAACGCAACATTAAATAAGGAAGGATACGTAGTAGTATGAGTTTAGAAAATTTTACAGATTATAAATTACCGAAAAATGCGTATCTTAGCTTTGATGCGACTAGTCTTAAGTCGTTAATCATAGATAGGTTAAACGAGAACGAAACATTCACAGATCAAAATTTTGAAGGTTCTAACTTCAGCGCTTTTATTGATGTTGTCTCGTATATGTATCACGTATTACTATTTCAGCTTAATACTACCTCTAACGAGTCAACATTTAATACCGCAACTATTTATGATAATATGAGCAAGCTTGTTTCTAATATTGGTTACAAGCCTCAAGGAGATCAAACATCACTACTTAACTTTAATTTAGACGTACGTAATTTAAATTCTAATGTTTATACAGTTCCTCGCTTTTCTTCAGTAGATGTTAATGGATTTACATACTCAACTCTAGATGATATAACATTTCAAAAGATAACAGATACTGTATTAGAGGCAGTATCAGTAAGTAATAATACTTTATATCAAGGAGCAATAACAGAAGCTAGGTATAGCGCAATAGGCGAGCCTTATGAAACTATAACTTTAGTCGATACATTCACTACACAACAAATAGTTGAACCAACAAGAACAGTTAACGATAAGCAGTTTATATCAGATAATACATTTAGAGTATTTGTTAAAGATGTTGATACATTGGTTTGGTCTGAATGGAAGGAGTCAGTTTCGTTATTTTTAGAGTCACCTACTGCTACCTCTTATGAAAAAAAGTTTAACGAGAATGGAAACTATGATTTCCGATTTGGTAATAATAGTAACGGTAGAAAGTTAAACGCTAATGATACTGTTTTAATATTTTATATCACATCTAACAATGAAATAGCTATAGCTAGTCCTAATTCTATAACTAACGCTACCTTTAATTTTTATTCATCACCTTCGTTTAATACAATATCTAATTACATTTATGATGAAGGTACAAATCTTATAGGTACTTCTAATAAAAATAACATACTTATATCAAACCAATATCAATCAACTCCAGTTAAAAAAGCTGAAACGGTTGATCAAATACGCGATAACGCACCTAAAATCTTTTCAACACAAAACAGGTTAGTTTCAAAGACGGATTATGAGACACAAATTAATCGTAGCTTTAATAATATAACTAAAGATGTCAAGGTACTTGATAATAACGATTACACTGGCCAATATCTACGGTATTTTAATAGAATCGGGTTAGATCGACCTAACGATGATGGGCGGGTATTGCTAAGTCAAGTAGGATTTTCTACATCAACTAATTTTAATAACGTCTATGTTTATACTGTACCGTCTAACCAACCAGTAATAAACGAACAAATACCCAATTACTTAAATCCCGCTCAAAAGCAAATAATAAGTAATTTTTGTATAGATAAAAAGGACGTGACTCATAATGTCGTAGTTGCAGATCCAATATTTAAAGCTATCAGCTTTGGGGTAGGTAGCTCAGCAATACAAGACGATCCTGATAAATTAGATGATATAATTAATGACTCGTTTATACGTTTGAGTGTTGATCAGAATATTGCAGCGAGTAGTAGCTCAATAAGAACAAAAGTTCTTAACATATTTTTAAAATATTTTGATCTTATACAGTTAGGGGGTAATGTAGAGACAGGTAATATATCGAGAGATATACTTAACATCGATGGTGTTATTAGCATAGACACTGTAAATGGTGATAACGTTACACCAAATTTAAGCTTTATAGTTTGGAATCCGGATTATAGATTAGAAGATAACCTTATACAAACTCAAGACTATAATCTCCAAGATTTTGAATTTGCTTACTTTTACGAAATATCAAATATCCCAAGTAAAATTGCAATACAGAGGCTTTGATATTAAATAAAGGTATATGTCTCTAAGTGCATTACA